TTGTCCTCTTAAAGCGATATCACCCATTTTCTTGTTCCTTAGATTGTGGTTTGTTAGCCATTGTTCTTGCAACGGATTCCGCACTCCTGCCGACCACATACCCTCCAAGACCTATTTGTAATAGTGTCCATACATCTCCTGGAAGAGTTATAGTTATAGAAGCTTTAAAAAAGAATAATATTACTGGTCCCAATACATAGTTCCATACTAATATAAAAATTAATACATACATTAGTAATGGTCTCCAACTAGATGCAAACCAACCAGCTTTAGCTTCTGCTTCTACAATTCTAGCAGCCGCCTGAAGTTCTTGTGTATTAGATTGTAGTAACTGTGTTTGTAATTCTGCTTTTAACTTTGCTTGTAAGTCTTTATCTGGAACTGATTTCTCAATTGTATTAAAAAGAATTTTAGCTAATGGTGCAACTGCTCCTAACATTTGTAACATATTATAATTTTTTTAAGTTTTTATCTACTGGTGGTATTTGTGGCATAGGTCCTTTTAAAGGAGGTGGCCCAAATCTTTTACCAAGCACAGGTTCTTTTTCTTTTTTAATCATTTTTTATTTTGTTTTTCTCTAGCTAATTGAATTTTTTCTTTAGCAATATTTAATCTATCATTGGATTGTCTATCTTTAATTTCAAGTTCTTGTTGAGTCATTAAAGTATCTACTTTAAATTGAGAAGCATTCAGAGCATTGTCTGTAGTAATATTAGTTTGTTTAATTTGTAAGTCCATTGCTCTAAGATCTAGTTCTCTTTGTTTAAGAGCAACTAATGGATCTACTTTCTGTTCACCAGAAGCTTCAGCTTGTTGTAACTGTGAAGTAAGTTCAACAGTTCTTTGTGCAATCAATCCATTCATTTTAACTGTAAACATTTCTGGATTTGTTTTTGCTAACATTTTTTCTGCTGGACTTGCTGCTAATGCTTCTACTACTTCTTGTGAAGATTTTTGTGAAATGTGTTCCGATATATGTCCCTGTAGTAATGCGTATACAGCTGGATTAATTTGTACCATTCTTGTTTTAATAAACAATGAGTGTGCTGCTATATGTGCATCGTGATCTTGTGTTGGAAATGCTTTAGGCATTTTCATTTGTAATGCTTCCATGTTTTCCATTGCTGGATCTTTTGGAAATTTAGGTTCTTCTGGTTTTAATAATTCATCTATCTTCTGAGTCCCTAATGCAGCATAAACTCTTCTATAAGCTTCTCTAACATCATGTATCTCTGGTGCGGACATTGCGATCTTTAATGTTTCATTAGCAAGAGTTACTCTTTGTGCTAATGAAGATATGTTTGGATCAGCAACTGGTATAACATCTACTCTGTCATCAAAGTCTGTAAGTTTTACAAAACGATCTCCGCCGTGTACTGCGTATGGATATACAGGAGGTAAGTATGTTGCAAATATTTTACTTAGTAATCTAAATTCTGTTTTCATAGAGTAATAGCATCGTTTATGAATAGCCGACATTACTCTTGAGCCTCTTTCTAATAATGCAATTGTAGTTCCAACTGCTGCTTGTTGATTACCATCTCCAACTTGTAAATCCGCTATAGCTGCAAATCTTTGTCCAGCTTCAACACAATAACCCATTAATTGATAAAGAACTGTACTTGGTTCTTTAAATGGAAGTAATTGGAATTGATCTTTAATATTTCCTCCTGGTGCATCTACATCTCTAAACTCACCTGGTTGAAATGGTTGATCATCATCTCTAATTCTTAAACCTCTTGCTTTAAATCCAGCTGGCAAATTTGCTAAAGTACCTGCATCTAATAATTGTCTTAGTGATTGAGTAGCAGATCTAGATAATCCACCAATCATATGTATTAGACCAAAACCATAGAATCCTAATCCTGGTAAAAATTTAAAGTGTACAAAGTAATCTTTTCTAATTTTTAATTCGTCTTTCTCATCCCAGTTTCTATAAATAGATAAAATCTTTTGTGAACCTTCATCAACAGTTACAATATATGGAATCTTAACATTTTTATCTTTATTGTTAGATGTTTTTTCAAATTCACTTAAATCTAAATCAACATGCATTTCTAAAATATTAAATTGGAAATCTATGTTATTACCTGAAGAACTAGTTCCTTCTAATTCATCATACTTCTTTTGAATATCACTTTCATTAGGATTTGTTTCTTGTAATTCTATATCTCTATAAAAACCAGCTTCTTGTTTTTTAAGAATATCATTTTCAGACATCTTAACTATATGCGTAATTCTTTCACATTCTTTTAAATCAGTTGCATAGTAAGGTACTACTAAATCTTCTGCTGGTATAAACTTAGATACTGCACGACCCATAATCTCATCATAATAAATCTTTTTAAAAGCAGATCCTGCTAATGGTAAATAAAATAATAACTGATCAAACTCTGGAGTATATTCTTCCATCTTGTCCATTAACATATAGTTCATAAAATCTTCTACACGTTGTGCTTGATTCTCGACTTCTTGTGTATCTTCTCCAATAACTTGGCTTCTTACTGGACCTGATGATGGTAATAATTCTTTATAAGCTTGTGCTTGAAATTGTGTAACTGCTTCTGCAAGTAATGGATGTGTTACTCCTGATGCTCCTTGGAAAGGCCTTGTCTGATCTCTGTATCTAAATCCTAATAGATCTAAACCACTAACATAGCCCTGTTCCCAATCTTGTCTAGATTCTTTATCTCTTTTGTAATCATTTATTAATGTATAGGCAATCTTACCCAACATTCTATCATCCATGTCTTCTGCGAGGTTGCGATAGAAATCTTCTTTAGGTTCTTCTTGAACTGGAGGCTCTTGTCCTTCAACCTGAATATCTACAGGTTCTGCTGGAACAGACATATCTGTCTGCACAGTAGAAGGATCTATTTCTCCTATTGGATTGTTATCTTCTATTGCCATAGTTTAAAATAATTTAGTCGGTCTACTTCTTGCTAACTTATTACCTCTAGCTACCACAGATCCACCTTTTTGCAAAGCAAAAAATCTTGGTGAAGATTCTCCTTTTGCAGAAGCATCAGACATTGTAGTAGTTCTTGGTTCATTAATACTTACTTGTCTAGGCGATCTATTTAAATCTGTACTTGTTGGTGTAGCTACTTTACCTTTAAATTGATTAAGCAGTTTTCTAACTAAAGAATTCATTAAAGCCATATTGTCTCCTAATACATCTTAGTAACTTTTCTTCTATCACTCATTACTTTGCCACAACCTTTGGCAATCCCACCTTTTTGTTTATATTCTACTAACATAGAATCATCGGGGGACATTATACTTTCATCAAGTTGTCTTGTAGTTCCAGTACCATGCATTGTTTCTGCAGTTACAAGGGGTTTATCTTTCTGCTTATAAAAATCTTTTTTAAATTCGTTACGACTTGTGTAAGGATCTTTAACTTTAGATTTTTTTTCTGACATGATTAATAAATTCTAGCTTTTTTAATTCCTCTAATAGCGGCACCAGAACCACGCACCATACCACCTTTTACTCCGCCCATTCCACCTGATGGTAGTGGAGGTAGTGGTTTAAGTGGTTTATTAGATTCTTCAATTGCATCTAACTCTTCTTTTGTTAATCTTTTTTGATTTTTAAAATTATCTTTAATATCATCTTTTGGCATAATTAAAACACACCTTTAAATTTTGTACCTCTAAGTGCTATTCCTTGTCCACGGACCATGCCACCTTTTTGTAATGCAGCACCCATACCAGCAGTAGCAATTCCACCACCCTTTTTTTTCATTTTAGATTTACCAGCTTCTGATAATGCAATAGCGATTGCTTGTTTAGGATTCTTTACAATGGGTCCCTTTTTACCTGAATGTAATTTACCTTTTTTAAATTCTCTCATGACTGTACCAATTTTTTTCTGAGACTTAGTCATACCACCTTTTTTCATTTTAGAATTTTGATTCATCATGTTTCTAATATACTCACCTTCTTTATCCGACATGGGTCCTCTCATTTCTGATAAAGGTATATTAGAAGATTCAGTATCTGCTTCGTAGGGGCCATTCATAGTTTCTCTAATTGCATCACGTTCTTTATCCGACACGGCTCCTTTCATTTCTGATAAAGGTTCTGCCATTTGTGGATATTTTTTATTTATGTCAGAAGTTTTTCTTTTAAGTATGTCTTGTTCTCTTCTTTGCTTTGGTGTCATATTGATCTCCTAGTAATATTTATATTCTTTTGGTGGACGCTCTTCTTCCATATAATCCATATATGTACTGATAAAGCTACCTTGTCGGTATCTTAACACGGCCTGAGTAGTACTGTCCACATAATCATCATACTGTCCATGGGGAAATGCAGCACATTCCTCAATAACGTCCATAGCAAACTTTTCGCCTTCTGGATAATAAACATTACCAGCTTCAAATAATGGAGCACATGAGTTAATCCTAGTAAACTTATCATTTCCTTTGTTAGGGCTAAAATCTACAGCGGGTATGCCAGCTCTTCTAAACTCTTGTAGTAATGGTTGACCAGAAGCTTTGGCTTCAATAAGTACTGTTTCTGGTTGCCAGTATTTATATTGTTCAAATGCTATGTTCTTTAATTCTGGGAAATCAAACTTACCTTTAATAGCATCTAGTAATATCATTGCATATGGTTGATCTTCCTTAGGTTGAAATAT